GGACAAATAGTTCGTCTCCGCTAGTAATCTTTAAAGTCACTGGAACGGTCACAGACGCCAGCGGATATACCAAGGTGCCGGTTGCGTATGTTGCCGGGTCTACCAGCATTAGCAACAGTGCCGAAATCAGCGTGCAGTTTAGCCCTGCTGGCGATGGCGATGTGGCGGGGCTTGATTACACATTCAGCACGACCACGACCGACAGCGATCCTGGGACCGGCGTGCTGCGCTTGAACCACGGCACGATTGGCAGCGCCACAGCAATCTACATCGATGACAGTGACGCCAACAGCGCGGATGTTTCTGCGTACTTGCTAACGTGGGACGACAGCACCAACAGTGCTGATCGCGGTCAGATTTACATTACTAAGAAATCCGCCCCGGCGAACTACGCAATCTTTAAGGTAAGCGGCGCAAGCACCGACGCCTCCGGTTACGTTAAGCTGGCAGTCACGCATGTCAGTTCTAATGGCAGCTTTAGTGACACTGATCCAATTGCGGTAGAGTTCAACAGGACGGGCAACGCTGGCGCAGACGGTACAATGTCAGGGCCGGGCAGTTCGACCGACAACGCTGTTGCGCGCTTTAACGGCACGGATGGCGAGACGGTGCAGAACAGCGGCGTCACGCTTGACGACAGCAACAACCTTAGTTTTCCCGATGACGCCAAGGCGCAGTTTGGCGCCGGAAATGATCTACAACTTTATCACAACGGAAGCGATAGCTACATCGCTGACGCCGGCACCGGTGGGCTGAATATCCAAGCCTCGTCGCTAAACATTAGAAATGCCGCGGGTTCAGAGACAGGTTTGGCTTTTGTCGAAGACGGCGCGGTAACACTCTATCATAACAATGTTGCCAAAATTGCTACGTCAGCAAACGGCGCCTCAATTACCGGCACTGTTCTGGCGACCACCGACACAGACACCTCGAACACCGGCAGCGTAACGCTGGACTTTGCGGCAAATCAAAACTTTGTCTTGACGCTTACGGGCAATGTCACCCTGGCCAATCCCAGCACGGAACAAGTAGGGCAGGCCGGTGTCATTGTCTGCATACAGGATGGAACTGGTTCTCGCACCTTGTCGCTTGGCACCGACTACGAAACGGCAGGCGGGGCCGGTATCACTCTTAGCACCGCAGCTTCAGCGGTCGATGTGATCCCATACTTTGTAAAGGCGTCGGGCAGTATTCAGCTTGGCGCTGTGCAGAAAGCGTTCGCCTAATGCCTGTAGCCTCACAATGGTTTGCGGCCCCCGATACGACTTATCAAATAAGTCAGTCTGCGCGATTCAACGATGATGACTCAGCTTATCTGCATCGAACACCTAGCAGCGCGGGAAATAGAAGGACGTGGACGTGGAGCGGTTGGGTAAAGCGTGGAAATCTTGGATCCAAGTATTTTTTTGGCGCAGTAAATACTGGAACAGATTCGATAGGTTTTGCCAGCACTGGTCTTTTAACGATAGGTTTTAATAACGCGAATGACGGAGTGCTTCAAACGACTAGATTGTTTCGTGATGTTGGTGCTTGGTATCATATTGTTGTTGCCGTCGATACAACTGAGAGTACCGCAACAAATCGAATACGTCTTTACGTCAACGGCGTTGAAGAAACAGATTTCGCCACAGATACAGCGCCCTCATTAAATTACGACACGGGCGTTAACAACACTGTTAGCAACACGGTAGGCTCCCTTTCAGCCCCATCTGGTTATTTTGATGGATACCTCGCAGAGGTACATCTGGTGGACGGCACACAATTAACGGCGGCCAGTTTTGGCGAAACTGACAGCACCACAGGTCAATGGGTTCCAAAAGCTTACACAGGGAGCTACGGAACCAACGGCTTTTACCTAAAGTTTCAAGATAGCTCCGCCCTTGGTGACGACACCTCTGGGAACGGAAATGATTTTACAAGCAGTGGATTGGCAGCGGCTGATCAGATGTCTGACTCGCCCACCAACAATTTCTGGACCCTTAACCCGTTTGACAGCGGAGCAACGCTTTCTGATGGCAACCTGAAAAACGGGGGCGGTAGCTCCACGAATACCCATGCCCCTGCTTTGCCAGAGACAGGCAAGTGGTATTGGGAAGTCGTTTGCACTGACATCAACACCGGAACAACCGGCGCACATTTCTTCGGTATTTGTGACGCGGCGGTTCATCAGGGGCAGAGCTTTTCTGACCACGCAGCAATCAGTGCAGGTCAACAGCGTGGAGGTCAGCTAAAGAAAAACGATTCAAATACTTCTACTGGCACCGCTGTAAATGATGGCAATACCGTTGGGCTTGCGTTTGATGCAGATAATTTGACATTGAAATTGTACGTCGAGGGTTCGCAGAGCGGCAGCACAATCACGGGCCTGACAGCAGGGACTTACAAGCCCTGGATACAGGACGGTGCAACCGTCACCAACATGACGGTCAACTTTGGACAGAGTGCTTTCGATCAGACGGTGCCTGATGGGTATAGTTCGTTATGCACAAATAACCTACCAGACCCAACCATTGCAGACCCTAAAAGATATTTTGGAACACTTCTTTACACTGGTAACGGCACTACAGGCCAAACTGTTACTGGATTAGAAACTAGCTCTGGAACAAGTTGGACGCCTGATTGGGTGTGGATTAAGCCACGTTCTGCTGCATACCACTCGAAACTTTTTGATAGTGTAAGGACACTGGGTCACTCGTTGGAGTCAAGCACGACTGCCGCTCAAGCAGACCTAACCGGAGAATTTATTGGTTTTGCTGATGGCGGTTTTCAAGTTGATGATAATGGCAGTAACAACATTAACCAAAGTGGGGTCACGCATGTCGCATGGTGCTGGGAAGCTAACGGCAGCGGAGGAAGCAACGGCGACGGCAGCATCACCAGTACGGTTTCTGCTGATGCTACTAGCGGGTTTTCAATAATTCGTTGGACTGGCACAGCCGCCAACGGAACTATTGGACATGGCCTTGGCGTACAACCTTCACTTTACATACTGAAAAATACTGCCACGACAAATAGCTGGATTGTAGGATCAACTCTGTATGCAACCACCTCTTACCTTGTATTAAATAGCACTGATGCGCTTGCTACAGGCGATGCCGCTGTTTTTAACAGCACACATCCGACAAGCAGCGTTATAAATCTTGGGAGCAATGTTGGAACAAATGGGTCTTCCGGCGCAAACAATATGATTTGTTATGCGTTTGCAGAAGTAGAAGGCTTCAGCAAAATCGGCAGCTACGTTGGAAATGGATCGTCTACGGCTGCTCCATTTATTTACACAGGCTTCCGTCCCGCCCTCGTCGTAGTGAAAAATATTACGAACTCCGGGGACGCATGGCCCGTCGCTGATAATGCGAGATCACCCTTTAATGTTGCAAACGCGACAGTGTTTTGGAACCAGAACACCGCAGAAACGACTGGATATTCGGTAGACCTCCTTGGTAATGGGTTCCGGCCTTTTTCGTCGGATCATGGAATAAATGAAAGCGGGGCGACGTTCCTATACGCGGCTTGGGCCGAAACCCCTTTCAAAACAGCGAACGCTCGGTAGGAGAAAATTATGTGGAAATACGGCGACATCACCATTCGCGAACATAGCAGCTGGACTGACAATAACGGCATTCAGCACCCGCGGAACTGGCACATCTGGTCAGCGGATGAAAAGGCAGCGGCAGGGCTAACCGAAGTTACGCCTGAGACGCCACCGGACTCGCGCCTCTACACTTGGGGCTACCAAGCTGATGGTGTGAAGATCTTTAAGACGGCTAAAAGTCTGACAGATGTGGGTTTGACTGATGACGATGGAAATGCGGTTAACGATGATGACGGCAATCAAATCATGCAGCCGGGTGTTCGATCGCAGCTAAAGGCAGAGGTCAACACGCAGCAGGGTTCACTGCTTTCGCAAACTGACTGGTACGTGATCCGTAGGGCAGACAAGGGCACCGCAATCCCTGACGCGGTTCAAGATTACAGGGACGCTATCCGCGCTGCGGGTGATGCGATGAAGACAGCAATTGACGACGCGGCCGACACCGCTGCTGTTGCTGCACTTTTTTTAAGCTGGGATGCAGACGGAAATAAGACCGGCATTTTATATGATTGGCCTGAGTTAAGTTAATGCGTTTTTTTAAAGTGCTTTTGACAGCCGCTTTTATAGCGGCATTTTTTTTACCTAGCGCTAAAGCACAAATTCAAATTCCGTGTTTCGACGAAAGCCCAACCACGTTTCTGGAAGGTCGTGGGGAAAAATTAATTGCCCAGGGTATTACTGGGAGTGGGTTTTTAATGTTGATTTACGCAAATCCAGATAACGGTGATTATTCTATCATTTTGATACCGCCTAATGAGCCAATTTTTTGTTTTGGCGGTGCCGGTCACGGTTTTCATTTAATTGAAAAGAAAACCGGCCCTGGCGTTTAACAACCAATGGACGTTGCAACTTTAAAAACTTTAATACCGTTAGCGCTTACGGCGATCGGTGGATTAATTGCGATTGTTCGTTTGCAATCGCGGGCGGCAGAAAACTCAAAGCAGCTGGACATGCTGTTAAAAGATGTAGCGCGCTTGGAATCCGACCAAGTACACACGACCACCTTGTTAGCCAAAATGGAACAAGCCGAGCGTAACGTGACGCAGTTGTGGGCGGCCAACGACGCGATGCTTGCAAAGCTCGAACGTCACCGCGATCGGCTGGACGAGCGATACATTTCACTGAGAGACAAAATTAACGGAGGGGCAAAACATTGATTGGAGCTTTGATACCTGTCCTCGCGCCCATACTCGGCGACGTAGTTAAAAGGGTGCTGCCAGAGGATAAAGACAAGGCAGCTGAGATCGAACGCGAGTTATCAATGCAGTTGATGATGAACTCAGCGACGGTTGAGAAAGCCGCAGCCGATATCATTCTCGCGGAGGCTAAAAGTGAAAGTTGGATTACGTCTAGCTGGCGGCCAATTTTGATGCTTGTCATAACTGCGATCGTCGCCTGGAATTTTTTATTGGCGCCCCTCATCGAATTAGCTGTTGAGCTTTCAACAAACAATCGTATTCCCCTTTCAATCGATTTGCCGAGCGAACTCTGGACGTTATTAACGGTAGGCGTCGGGGGCTACGTGATGGGACGTTCCGGTGAGCGCATCGCTCAAAATCTACGGAAGCCTAAATGAAAATTTACCCAGTAGACGAGATTGCTGATCGATTGAAATTAGAGGAGGGCTGGTGTCCAACAGTCTACAAATGCAGTCAGCAAAAATGGACGTTGGGGTGGGGGCGCAACGTGGATCCAACTGGCCCCGGCATCAGCGAAGATGAAGGCGAGATCCTGCTAAGAAACGACATCGATCGAACGATCAAGGAATTGCGTTCAGTATTTCCGTGGTTTGATGATTTAGATCCAACGCGCACGGCAGTGTTGGTCGAGGTTACTTTTCAAATGGGCCTGACAACGCTTAGAAAATTTAAGCTGATGCTGGCGGCCCTAGAGCGTGGCGACAACGCCGAAGCTGCAAACCAACTACTATCATCACAATATGCTCGACAGGTGCCTGCGCGTGCGCAGCGCTATGCAGAAAGAATGCGTGGTTGACCACCGGCACACCCTTGGCGATTTGTGTGAAGCGATCGCGGTTAAAGAATTTACCAGGTTAGGCTTTACAGTTTTCACGACTACTCAAGCACACTCTCCCGTTGATATTATAGCCGTCGATAGAAACGGTGAGCTTTATCTGTTCGATTGTAAAGCAGACCGCTCACGTATTTCATCTGGTCGAAAAACTCCATCGCGGATACATCGCAAACGAACAGATGAGCAGAAGAAGTTGGGCGTCCGTATGTGCTACGTTGATGAAGCTGCGGAACAAATTCATATTGTACCAGCGCTAAAAACAGACTAGCGTAAACGGTAGCTCGTCAGGCCCGAAGCCTGGCGGTCTGTACGTCACAAGCTGATAAATGAAGAGTAAGTCGTTAGGAACATTGGGCAATATCGCCAATTTATTGCCAAAAAATAACGGGTAAAGGAAGGTTACCAAAGGTATAGGAAGGTAAGCATGGGACACCGTGAGTTGCCGGTAACATATTGAAATATCTGCAAGTTATTGATTTTATTGAGATACATAACGACAAATAATTAGTCGTTTTGTACACTCATAACCTGAAGGTCGCAGGTTCAAATCCTGCCCCCGCAACCAATGAAATCAATGACTTAGCAGCAGTGCTAGGTCATTTTTTTTTGGAAAAATCGGTTTATCGCCAAATTATCGCCAAAGATGTTTCAAATTCGTTCTATCGCCAAAATAACCTAACGGCTTTTTTTTCTTGAAAGCGTAAGAAAATTTTACTATATGTATATACAGGGGATTTGATTAATCAGCTTGTGGCCCCTGGCATAACGCCTAAACCACTAAAGAGAAGGAGAGAAAAAATGACTAACACATTATATGAAAATGATGCTGGTCGGGTTACCGGAGGCAGGGCAAACGGCAATGAGTGTTTAATAGCCGACGCACGCAAAGCCAGTGGCGGTCGGAAATATTTTCCTGCCACCAAAAAGGGCGAAGCTGAGGCCAAAGCGTTTTTGCAATCGGTGCTGGGTGAGAAGACCAAGCGCGGCGCCTACACGAACCCAAACACTACGCCGACGTTTGGCGATGCACTCAATAAGATAGACGACAATTTTATGAGCGCTTACGAACGTCACGCGCGTATTCAGAAGCTGGCTGACGACACTGTTAAAAACGTCGAGCGCGATCTGGAGCAGCTGTGTAATTTTGAGTATGGCGATAAAAAACTGCGCGACGTTCGCGTTGGCGATTTCAAGCCGCGTCGGATTCAAAAGGCGATTCGCGACGAATTGTTGGATCTGCACCCTTGGAAGACGGCTGTCAATAAGTGGGTACATTTTAAATTAATGATCGATTGGCTGGTCGCTGAAGAAATTCTAGCGGTGCAACCGATCGCCTGCAAGTTTCCGAAAGAGCCGGAAGCCGATCAAAAGCCAATCGATCGTATGACAAAAGAAAAGTTCGAGGCAATTCTGTCGGCGGCGCGTAACGAAGACGACTGTCTGATTATGCGCTTTGCCGGTTTGACCGGCCTACGCTTTTCAGAACTGGCCGCGCTTACTTGGCCGGATCTCGATCTCGAAAAAGGTTACGTGATTGTTAACAAGAAATTGATCCGAGGTAAGGTCGGCGTTCCGAAATCAAAATACGGCTATCGCAAGATCAAGATTATTGATTCACTGCGACGCCAATTGATTGAGTATAAGCTGCGCAAGGCCAACACCGAATACGTTTTTACCGACGACGAAGGTCTGCCGTTTAAAAACTCGGAGCATTTGCGCAAGGTTGTTTTGCATCATGCGATCAAAAGAGCAAACGAAATTGCATGGCGTGACCAGCTGGCAGCTGGTGAGGTGGTTCCGTTTACTATCATCAAATCGCTTGAACAGTTAGACGCTAATCTTAATGCGCGGGGCAAGCCGTTAACGGAGCGTGGTCGTGATTTTATTGCTGACCGTATCTATAACTCGGCGACTCCGTTGATTGAAAAAATTCGTTGGCACGATTTGCGCCACTACTTCGCGTCGACAATGATCTTCGACACCAACCTGGAAGGCGCAATTATTCAGCGCCTGATGGGTCACCATGACTACGCCTACACGATTAAACAGTATGGTCATTGGCTTAACTCGCCGGAACGTGACGACATGATCGCCGAGCAAATGGAAAGGGCGTTATCGTAATGACAGAATGGTATCGCCATATAAATTTAAAAAATTGGGAAGACGGAAACGCCGCGAGATATATTTACGATGGTGGTCAAAACCCCATTAATCTCAGGATGACTACAAAATATTTTGAGGCTGAAACTTATCGTGCAGTATTTAAGGCCTATGTTGAACGTCGTCTAATTTCTGTCACTAAAGCAGAAACCGATTTTGAAAGTGACCTAAATTATTTTTTCGAGCGAAACCAGGGCAATATTTTACAGCATTTAATAATGAATGATTTTTATTACAACGAGCCAACGACTCAAAAATGTGCGTTTGAAAAAATGGGCGGTGATCATCGCCGCGCGCGCACTTTGTTAGATGGAGCGATAAATTGTCATTTAATTGTTAAAGAGCCGCTACCCACCGACAATCGAAAATTTATTTTGTTTCCGACAATTAGAATGGTTTCAGCTTACGAGCGACGGGTATCTCAAACGATTTGGGAGATTGAAATGCGGCAAAAGCGTAACCCAGAGCAACACCATGCTATCTTAGAAATTTTAAAATATGATTCTCTTAGGAAAAAATATTTGCCAATCGATGTTGCTAATCAAATAGCAATTACATTAGCTGATTTTGCAGAAATCAAACCAAGGAGAGGCCCACAGTTATATTGACTGACAATTACCATACAAAAATGTCATACATTAATGTCCCCTAATATTATCTTACATAAATGTAATACAATAACGTCTCTTAACCCCTTTCTCTGAATGTGCAATTTTTTAGAGGAAGGGGATTTTTTATGACCAGCGTCACGGTTCAAAAAGCCGGCACAGAATTTGATGTAAGTATTGTTAAAGATTCAGCAACCGACGAGAGTATTGTGTTTGTTTTTAATGATGAATCTAAAGCACAAAATTTTGCTGTTGGGATAGAAAAATTGTTTAGCGAGTTTAGCGTTTGAGCGAATTAAACATTCTGCGCAAAACGTAGGATCGCGAAAAACTAAGCACAAAATAGCAGGCGGTAATGCCGGCAGCTTGTGTCGCACTCGGAGTCAATCCAAATAGCGGCAGCCCCCAATAGCTAAATACCCAACTAATCAAAAGGCCAAGACCGGCATTGGTCTTGGCCTCTATGAGACTCATATAGCGCGGCTGCTTCATCGTCGTCGGCCGGTGGTTGCTGTAGTGGCCTCCAGATGCACACCGATGAGTTTTGCCGCCAAACCGGGATCTCGTTTAAAAAATCGCCTAATTATCCATCTAACTATCATCTTCTATACCCCTTGCCCCCAACGCCGAGTAGCCGCATTTGTCCCGCCAGGAATCTATGTGCGTGGGCGTATGAATAAGACGGGCGGATTTTACCCAATCCATCATTAACGCGACTTCTTCGTTGGTGATCTGTCGTTTCATTTTTAAAATTATTGACCAGCCGGCGCCGATGCGGTTGGCATTAAGATGCCACGGTCCATAAATGTCGTTGCGATCGTGCTGAATAAGTTCTTCTGCCTGAGCGAGAACGTCGTCAGAATCTTCGGTCACACAACGAGGGCAGTTATGTTTTGCCCCATCTTTAACAATGTAATGATTGCCGCCGCACTCTGGGCAAGTCATATCGGGTCGCTCCAGACATCCGCGATCATTACCCGTTGCGATCGACCGGATGCGCCCTTACGGGTCTGCCCGTTTAAATAGATGCGGCCAGTGTCGAGCAGTTTGCGATAGCGCGCCGTGACGCTGCTATATGCAAGGTCGGGCAATAAGCACCGCACTGCGTCGGAGTGCAGGCCATTAGGGCCAGCGCCCCGAATGACCTCATACACAACTTGTTCCAAACCTGTAATATTCAGCGATTCTTTTGCATCGCGCGAAGTGCCTAAAAAAAGATCGGTCATGCCGGCCTCTCTTTCAGCAAATCTACATCAACAGATTTAATGTAGTGTCGAGAACCAGACCGGACGGATTTAATAATCTCCACCTCGATCATGCGATATACGCGCTTGCGCGTTGTTTCGGAATATTCTCCGAAAAGTTCTTCCGCAGCTTCGCGCACAGTGAGGAGGGTTTTTGACATCACCGCATCCCCTCTGCAAACGCACAACGATCCCAAGCGGCACACGCAACGTCCAAGCCGACAAATATCACCAGTAAAAGAGCGGCGAGGAGAATGCCTTCAAATATATGTGTAAGCATTTTAATTATCCTCTTTTGACCTAGAATGGCCTAAAGGATAATTATTTTGTCGTCTAAAGCAACAAAAAGTTTTACGTTTTATACATCTACTGTACGTTGGCCAACGACTCGATGGACGGAAATCACGTCTTTTGCAGGGATCTCGCGGGTTTGACCATCTGATAATTGTTCGACAATTAATCCGTCATTCGACTGTTTAACCATTCGTTTGACGATCGCGTGATTCGCATTTTGTGCATTTAGCTGCACTACAACGTAGTCATTTTTGCGTATTGGCTTACCAGGATGAACGTACAAAAGCTCTCCCGCTATAAAACGTGGCTCCATGCTATCACCAGTTACATAAACCGCGTATGGATCCGGTGCGTTTTCAAGATAATCAGGGACAGTAACCATCTCGATCGGAGCGGTAACGTCTGTAATATCAAAGCCTAAGCCTGCCTGCACTGCACCATAGGCCGGCATCTGCTGATGGCCTGCCTGCACTGCCGTTTGCTGGGCGATAACTTCACCACCCAGCACGTCATTTACATGAACTCCCAGAACCTCAGCTATTTTTTCCGCAAGCTCGATCCGCGGCTGCGCCTCTTGGCGCGTGTACCGTCGAATTGTATGCGGTTTCACCTCTACTTTTTCTGCAAGTTGGGTTAGCGACATTTCTGCCTGTGTAGCTAAAATCTTAATGCGGTTTTTTCTGTCAGTCATAAAAAAACGAATCAAAAAGGTAAAGTTAGGCCAGCTTAGTCCAGAGTGTGACAAATTAAAAGAAAAAACGTATTTACAAAACGTAAAAGTTTCATACGTTTAATCCATGCTTTTAAGCGAATGGATAGACACACACAATTTGACCTACACGGAACTTGCTCGACGCATCGGCTGTTCACGTCCAGCGGTGATGTACTGGGCCACCGGTCAGAACTGTCCCACGGCTAAAAACGCCCAAAGAATTTTAGATGTAACAGGTGGCGAGGTCACGCCCGACGACCATCAGCGTGCGTGGGAGTTGAGCGTATGAGCGCGCGCAACAAGCAACGCGGTTACGAGTTGGAGCGCGAGGCTGTTTTGGCAGCACAGGCCGCGGGTCTGGAAGCGCGCAGGGTATTCGGGTCAGGCGCACACAAAATGCAGCTGGGCGACGAGTTCGCCGGCGACCTTGTCATTGAAGGTCTGCGGGTTGAGTGCAAGCGGCGGAAGTCCGGCTTCAAACTTTTGTATGACGCCTTCGATCAAGATGACGCTGAGGCGGTGTGTGTGCGCGCCGATCGATCGCCGCGCCTATGGCTGCTGCGGGAAGAAACATTTTACGAATTATTAAAGAGAGCAGGAGAAAGAGAATGACGCTCAAGGTAACTAAAGGACAATCACTATCACCGCCGCGCATATTAATTTATGGCCCCCCTGGGGTAGGCAAGACGACATTTGCAGCAGGCGCCGGCGACGGCTGCATCTTCATCCCCACCGAAGAAGGTGCAGACGTTGTCGGCGTCGACCGGTTTGATCTGGCAAATAGCGTCGATGACGTAATGAGCAACGTCGATCAGTTGCTAAAAGAAAAGCACGACTATTCTGTTGTGGCGCTAGACAGCCTTGATTGGTTTGAAGCGCTGACCTGGCAAAAGGTGTGCGAAGAGAACAAGCTCAATTCAATTGAGGACATGGGATACGGCAAGGGCTACGTGGCAGCCCTGTCCCATCATCGTGCATTGCTGGGCAAGCTTACGCAGCTTCGCCGTGAACGCGAAATGGCGTGCGTGCTGTTAGCACATAGCCAAGTCAAACGGTTTGAAGATCCGACGACCGAAGCTTTTGATCGTTTTGAAATTAAACTGCATCGCCGTGCTTCGGATTTATTTACCGAATACGTCGACCTTGTCGGGTTTGCGAATGTGCGGATGACGACAAAAGAAACGACCTCAAACTTTGGGCAGAAAAAGATTAAGGCCGTTGGTTCTGGTGAGCGCGTTTTGCGTTGTGCCAGCCGGCCAAACTTTGTTGCCAAAACTCGATACCCCATACCCGACGAGCTACCGTTGGAATGGGGCGCACTCATCAATGCAATTAAAGGAGAAAAGAAAGATGTCTGAATTAGATTTTGAGATTAATCCAGAGGTTCTGGAAAACGACAGTTTTGAAAGAAAGCCGCTCCAACCTGGTGAATACGAGGGTGAAATTATTGGTTGTGAAACCAAGACCAGCGCGGCCGGACACAAATACCTGTCTGTGCAAGTCGAGGTTAACGGCAATTGGGTTTGGGAAAATTTAAATCTCTGGCACCCGAAAGAAGACGTTGTCGAAATTGCTAACCGCAAGCTGACGCAAATTGGCGTAGCGCTTGGCATGTCAAAAATCACAGACACTGAGCAGCTGTTGGCACGTCGCGTAAAAGTCGATTTGCGACTGCAAAAAAACGACAACACGCGAAATGAGATTGTTTCGTGGTCGGCGGTTTCTAGTTCCCCAGCCCCGCCACCTGACGCCGCTTCTGAAACTCCCCCTAGCAAGCCAGCTTGGCAGTAGCGGCATAACTGCGGGGTGCTTCGTGCGCCCCGCCTTTTTTTGATATGGCAAAGATAGAAATAAAAGAAGTAGACGCGGCGCTTGAAGAAGCTGACCGCGCACTGGAAAAGCGCGAGGCCACACGGCCGCGACGTTTGCATCTCGGTATGTCAGGCGGCGGCATGTGTCCGCGCAAGCAGTGGTATGGATGGTTATGGGCGCACGACAACTGGATTGCTGCGCGTGGTCTCAAAGCGATCGATGACGGTAACCGGCATGAGGATATCGTCGCGCAGCGCATACAGATGAATAACAGCATAACGCTGATGACGCGGGATCCCGAAACGGGAGAACAGTTTGAGGTTGTTGATGCCGGCGGCCATGTCCGCGGACATATGGATGGTGTTGTCTCTC